GTTAGCTACTGTTGCCCTAAAACCTTTTTGTGTTTGTTTCTTAGGTCTATCTAAATAACGTCTTGATGACCCTGCCAACCTGTTTAGTGCTGACTTTTGTTTACTACCTGCTATAAACTTTGAACCCTGCACAGATGCGTTAATAGCCTGTGCTATGGAAAAAGGTAACTGTTTTGTATGTTGGTTAGTCCACTTAATTGCAGTTGGTAGTTCTGATTTTATATTTAACCTTATACCCATTAGAAAGGAATAGTAGCTGTCTCTTCTACTTTAGCCTTTATGTTATGTGGGTAGTCAAAATCTGTAACAACAAAGTTCACCTTAGATGCTGGCATTTCTTCTTTAGTCATATAATTATAAATTCCTGTAACTTTGCCATGTACTGTAACTTTTAAACCTTTTTTAAAACTATCTACAATAGATTGCCAAGCTTTGCCAAATACTGTGCAACTAACATAGGTAACATCTTCTTTGTTGTGATTTACTGCTATAGTAAATTTTGCAACATCATATGCACCTACTTGAGCATATTCGGCATCACCTACAAGGTTGCCTGTAATAGTTGAGTTAAACATTTTTTTCTGGTAAATAGTTTGAGATCAGATAGTTAATACCTGATGAATAGGAATAGTTGTTTGCTTTACACCAATCTCTAAATTTTTTGTGATTAACGTAGGTAAGTTTAGAAGATACAAGAAAACGATTTTTCCAATTTGATGCAGCAACATTAATAGGTCTAGTTTCAAGTGGTTCATCAATCATGTGTTAACAGCTAACCATTCTTCTATAAATGTAACGTGTTTCGGTTTTGTTATGTTTTCTGATAACTTTTTATGTCTATCAAAGTCAAACTCTATATATAAAGCATCAGCTAAAGTGTTGTAGAGTTTTTTGTCTTTAACAAGTAGCTTACCTACTATTTGTAAATAGTATTGTTTAGTTTCATCATCTCATCTTGTATACCTGCATTTAAATTTAATTTAGCTAATAATAAATATCTTCTTAAATAAGTTAATGCACCGCCAATATTATATAAATCATTAGACTGACTACCCTTAGGTAATAATATTTCGCTTGCCGGTAATGACTCTCCTGATGTGTGAAATAAATTTACAACTAAAATATTTTGTCCATCTACTACCTTTGTACTATTAGAAACAAATAAACCATTATTAGCTAATGCAGGGTTAACAACCTTAAGTACTTTAGATAAGTCTGCATACTTATATTGAAAACCAGAGCCTTTTTGTGTTTGTATTTTTGCAGTTTCAGTTTCAACAATAGTACCGACTTCCTGTATAAACTTACATAAGGCTGCTGTTATTTCTTTAGTCATTAAGTTGTTTTGCAGCTTCAATAATTTGTTTACCTAATTGTTCATTAGTCCAACATTCTCTTTTTGCGACATTGTACCAATCTTTAGCTGTCATTTTTTTTGTTTTATTTTTTGGAATAAAAAGTAGCAAAGCCATAATACTAAATATATTTGCCTTAGTATAGCTATGGTTTACCCTTATGGCAATCATGGGTGTTAATAATCTGTCTTAATCGTTCATTATCCGCTATCACTTCTGCCAGTAATTCATAGGGGTCATTTATCCCTGCTAACTCTGTTCTTAGCATTTTTATACGTCTATTTCTTTTTGCTAATGTACAGGACATTGCATTTAGTAGACTTATGAGCTAACGATAACATATATATTGTGTATGTAAAGATTTAATACAATGTATATAGAGTGAAGTTGTATTGCTGTCCTGTCTATGTTCAACTAGCGTACAAACATTATCCAACTTATTTACGCATTATGTCCAAGACAAGACCAACTATTGAACAGTCTTTAATAGACAAGATTGCAGCCATAAAGCCAAAATACATTACAACCAATGGGTTTATACATATGCTTTTAGAAGATGCCTATAACGATAGGGTCAACAAAAAGCAAAATTTGACAAATAATGTAGACTATATATATACAAATAATAAAGAATTAGAGGATAAGAAATTAGACAATAAGAGCATAGATAAAGACTTAGAAAGAAAAGAACAAAAAGAAAAAATTAATAAAAAAGAAAAACAAGAAAAGATAATACCAGATGATTTACAACACTTACAAACTCTTATAGATGATTTCTGGAAAGTCAAAAAAGGTAGTAAGTCAATACAGGCATGGAAACAACAGATAACAGAATATAGAAAGTTTATTGATAAGTATGGTGAACAGATATTAAGAGATCAGTTAGAAGCAGGTATTCTTGCAGGTACATGGAAAGGTTGCACAATAAAGAACTATGAGTCAATAAGAAAAATAAATAATAATTTTGTAGAAGAAGAAAAAGTACACCCAAACCAAAAGGTTGTACAGTTTGATGAAATGGGGAACTTAATCTGATGGATAGTTTATTTAACGGAAGTGGCATAAGAACACTACGTAAAATGGTCAAAAAAGGTCTGATTAAAGTAGAAGATCTTGATACACCGCCTTCTGGTTGGTTTATAACTATGGGTTATGACAGGGAAAATAAAACAGGAAAATGGAAACGTATCACACGTACAGAGTGTGGTGCAACACCGTCAGTTCCTGTACATAAATTGCCAAAATATAAAAATGTACTGACAGGTAAAATAACTTTTGATCCTGTTGAATATGAAAAGCAATATTAAAAATATTTTAGTACAAGATCCATTTTTAGAGTTTTATCCAGAACCACATAAATATTACGATTTAAAACGTAAATGTTATGTAGCAAGGTCTGTCAGTGATGTTGTAAAAACAAATGATTTTGTAAGTAAAAATATGGAACAGGCTGCAATACGTGGTACAGCAATACATGAGGCTGCACAGATATGGTGTGAAACAAAAGATAAGACACTAGCACTGGCCTATGCAAAAGAATATAAACAATGGGTAGAACATTTAATTAATTATCGTATGTGGGATACATGGGATTGTGTTGCCAATGAATTACGTATGGTAGATAGAAAAAGAGATATAGCAGGTAGTTTAGATGCAGTGCTGCAACATAAAGATACAGGTATGTTATGCCTGGCTGATTTTAAGACACAAGTTAAGTACAGAAAGAAAAACCATAGATTACAAATAGGTGGCTACGTATCACTTCTATATCAAAATTACCCATGTATAAATTTATTTAGTTGTAGAGTAATTTATATAACACCTGATGGCATAAAAACACAGGAATATAATCCTGCTGAATGTATGTACGATTATGAAGAAGCTAGAACCCTTTACTTCAGTAAACAGGTAAAATTTTAGTAAGGGTTGCATTAGATAAGGGTATACCCCATACTAAATGTAATTATTGTTCTTTATTTGTTATTAGCTATGTCATTTGAAGAAGAACTAGAAGAAATTGACAGGCAAGAATGGTTAAGCCTGTTTGATGATAAACAAATTATGCAGATTACAAGAGTTTTTTTAGATTGGCTGTATGATTTACCTGATGACTATGTACCTACACAACAAATAAAGTTTTATAAATAGTTTTATGAACATACAACCAGACCAATTATTAAGACAGTTAAAAACTTTGCAATTACAAAAAAAAGAAATAGATATGCAGATAACAGAAAAGAAGATGGTATTAGAAAAATATTATATGGATAGCATCATTATGAGTAGCTTTAGTATTGATGGTGTAAAGGCAATACGAAAACGCAAACCAGAAAAATGGGAATATAGTGATACAACGAATAGATTTAGAAAAGATATGATTAATGCAATAGAAGATAAAGAACAACAGGAAAGAGAAGAAGGAATTGCTGTTAAATTAGAAACGGGTTTTACATGGTCAATAAGATGAAAACAACAGAAAAAATTGAACAGGCATTTAAACGCATAAAAGAATTACTTACGTTAGTAGCCGATTGGACTAAACAACCAAAAGAACCAGATACATTAACTTTAGAATTTAATAAAAAAAAGCAACAAATGATAGATGATTTATATGTAAAGTTAGGTGCGTTGAGTGACAGGTATCATTTTAGTAATAAAAAAGAATTTAGTACAAAAGAATATATAGTTCAATATGACAAGTTAAAGAAAAAAATAACAGATTTAGAAAAATGAACAGTAATAAGATTAAGGGTGATAAAGCAGAAAGAGAAGCCTGTGCATTGTTAACAGAATTTACAGGTTATGAAGTTGAAAGACGTTTTGGTGCAGGTATGGAGAATGATAAGGGTGATTTAGTTGGTATACCTGATACTGTTATACAGATAGTAAACTGGAAAGATACAAACGCTGCAGTATTACAGAAGCCTAGAGAAGCAGAACAACAACGTATAAATGCTAAGGCTAGTCATGCAGTTACATTAGTTAGATATAAAAAAAGACCAGGTTGTAAGCATGGTGATAATTGGAGGATTGTTATGACCATTGAACAGTATGCAAGATTAATAAATAACTATTGACAGGGGTATACCCTTTTGTAATACTGAAGTACACGACACAAAGAGGTTTTACAAATGTCTAATTTTCTTATGATGTTAGCTGCATCAGGTTTATTTTATACAGCATTGTCATCAACACTTCACGACATGACAGTAACAGCTTGCCATAATCAATCTGCTAACTATGAATTAGCTTGTAAACAAATAAATAAAAACTAATTTAACTTAGGAAATAATCTTTGCTCTAGCATATCAACAGCCCTGTCATCTAATGTATTTGATGTCTGCTTACAAATTGCACGTAAAAGATCAACTACTAAACGCTTTACAGTTGTAGTTGTAAGAAACGTCATTAATATTGGTTTTAAGATTTTAATCATAAAAAAAGTGTGTTACTTTCCAAACATAACAATAATTGCTACATTTGGCACATAGCTGTTTGTTAAGCAGTGGTCAATGCTTAGAGATACCCACAAGCAGCTTTTTTTTATATGGAAGATCAAGAACCAAGTAAAGTTGAAACCATTGTTAAAGTCTGTGTACTTTTGTGGTCTGCAACACTACTCAGCCTGTCTTATTACGAACCGCCATCTGGTAAAAAGATCGTAGATTTTGACCCCACATTCATAGCTTCAATTTTTTCAGCTTCCACAGCTTCACTAGGTTTTCAGATAAAAAAGAAAAAAGATACTATAGTAGATAATAAGAACTCTAAAGTAGGAATCAAATGAAAAAACTTTTTGCTTTACTTCTATTCTTTCCATCGGCTGCATTTG